TCACGGCACCTGCCCCATCCCGGTCACGGCCAGCGCCGCCACGACGATGATCACGACGAGGACGAAGATGGTGACGGCCCACCAGGGGTTGGCGGTCATCGCCTCACCCTCAGCAGACCGAAGATTCCGGCCATGAGGGCGATACATCCGCCGATGAGCGAAAGCGCATCGGGCCGCATAAAGCCGAGTCTCACGTCCGCCACCCCCATTGCTATCGCAAAGCAGCTGAGGCCAATGACGAGGCCGCGCAGGAACATGTCTACAGGCTCCACGGCGCGCTGCGCTTGAACGGCGACAGGCCAGCGAGGTACTTCTCCCGCTGGCGCTTGGTCATGAGCGCGAAGCGCAGGCACTCCTCTACCTGAGCCGCGCTGAGGTCGAACCACTCGGCGATGGTGAGCACGTCGTCCCCGGCGCGAAACGTGCTGGCGATGGCGTCGACCGTGACCCTCGTGCCGTCGATGCGCGGCTCGCCCCAGCAGGTCTCGGGGGTGGCGACGATGCGGGGTTTGGCGCGGCGGCCGCTCACTCCGTCACCGGCTCATACGTAGCCGCGAAGATGTCGGGCTTGCAGGGGTAGAACTCGCCTTGCACGCCCTTGATGATGAAGTCGCCGACGCTGGCGTGGTGCTCGCCTTCGAGCGTCGTGATGGTCAGACCCTTCGTTGTGTCGCTGTCGAACATGTGCCCAACAGCGTGCGGTCCACCGAGGAAGTCCCCAACCTCAGTGCTGTTATCGCCTGTGAACTGTATGGCGTCGATGACGACGGGCTTCTTGCGGTACTTCATCAGTACACCCTCCATGGACTCGTTCCAGCCTCCCTGTACAGCCGCAGCGCCGCCCGCAGGTTGTTCCAAGGCCTGCCGCTTTCGGTGCTGAACGGGCTCCTCACGTGCACGGGAGACGGTCGGGCCAGTGAAGGCGTACCGAGAACTTGGTGAGCGCCCACCCGGCTTCGTGCAGACCCGCGACGAAGGTTGAGAAGTCGATGGTCAGGCGGAGGGTCACAGCGCCCATGGTCGCCACCCCTCCGCTCGCCACAGCCGCAGCGCCGCCCGCAGGTTGTTCTCCGGGTCCATGAGCCAGCGGATGCGCCCGCTCCACGAGAGGTGCGTGTAGGCGACGTTGCCGGGCCAGATTTGCATCAGGCCGGTGCACGAGATGACCGGGTTGTACGCGCGTGGCCTGCCGCTCGACTCACGGTCCATGATGTAGGCGAGCCACGGGCCGAGGCTGCGCGGCCAGCCGACGTAGTAGGCCAGGGGTAGCCACCGGCGCCCGCACGACATGCCGCCAGGATGCCGCATCCGCTGCATCAGTTTCGCCAGGCGGGCGTTGAAAACGCATCGCTGTCGCTGCCATCGAATTCTGGCGGCGAGCCATATCGCAGCGGCACGACGGCGATCCGGTCGGTGAGCCACCTGCAGGCGGGCTCGCTCGCCCAAGCATCGCTTCGCCCTTGCCCACTCCGCACGGGAATGACGGGCAAGCCGCAGTTGTCGGAGAGCTGCGCGTACCGTGGCAGACGAGGCTGGCGTGCCCGTGGCCTCAGCAGAGGCGAGGGCCGCATGACGCGGCGCAGCGCCAGCGCCAGGAGGACCGCAGACAAAGATCCACAGCACCAGCAGAGCGCCGATGACCAGGACAATGAGTGAGGTGAGCCTGTTTCCATGCCGCATGACTGCCTTTCCGCCGCCTGCGAGTCCGGCGGCGGCCGGGCCAGTGTCAGGAGGTCACCCCACACGGCCCGGCCGCGCCTCACGATCGTGGGAGATCGTGGACTGAGCCTACTCACGCAGGCGGCGCTTGCCTCTCCGAACTTTTTGGGGAAGACGAGGGCGGCCCGGCCCCCGGAGGTGAGGGGCCGGGCCTGTGCTGACCGGGGGGGAGTCGGTCAGGTGGTCATCGTCGTCGGATAGCGCCGAGCCGATCCAGTTATTTCGAGCCGAGCCCGAACTGCCTCACCCACGGCGTCAAGTACAGCGTGGCGACCGTGCCGCACTGCGTGAGGACGGCGACGGCGACGCCTTGCCAGGCGCTCGAGTCCATCGACCAGGGGTTCCACCCGTACACGGCCATGGAGCTGATGAACGCCCACGCGCCCCCCACTGCGAACATCCACACGATGAGCTTGACGTTGTTCCAAGTGCCCATGTCTCTCCTTCTTCAGATTGTGCCGTCCGGCAGGAGCCCTCGCTTGACTGCGTATCCAACCCCGGCGCTGCCGAGGCCGACCAGAAACACGCCGTAGGTGGGCAGGCCCAGGCCGGCGGCGTTGTTGGCGGCGTAGACGATCCCGGTCCCGGCGAGCCCGAAGACCTGCACCCACGTGCCGCGAACCACGCCCATCTTCACGCGCTGGCCGGCGCTGTAGTCGCCGCGGGCACCATAGGACGGCGCCCCAGTCGCGAGAGGCGCCGCGAGCGCGTCCTGAGGGCTCTGGGCATCCCCTGTGACGATATCCGCAGGAGGCTCCACCACCGGGTCAGCTGGCAGTGGAGCCTCCGCTCCCGGAGACGCATCACCGGGGGGGCATGTGATTGGTGACGCGGGCAGGATGTTGACCTCGATCCCGTCTCCGTCCTGCACGATCTCGATAGCGTCGACGGCCACGCCGCCGAGCCATGTCCAGCGAGTCCTCACCGGAGCGCCGCCAGCTTCGCCAGGCTGATGGCAACTTCGATGCCTGCCGCCGGTCGCGAGCCTTGCGTCACACGGTTTCCGATGTTGCCGTCGAGGTAGTAGGCCACGGGGTCGCCCGGGTTTGAGTCGTCGCAGAAGCCGATATGGTCGGCGAGGCCGCCGTCCCAGTTCCAGACCCAGAGGTCGCCGAGCTTGCTGTCCTTGACCGGGATGAGGAGGCCGTGCTGACGGCCCCAGTCCTCCCAGGAGGGCACATACGCGGGGTTCGGCGGGTACGCCCTGAGGCCGCACTTCTTCAGGGCCCACGTGACGAACGAGGCGCACCAGGGAGCGCCTCCGTGGATGCCCACCGCCTCGAGGTACTTGGCGACCGGACCCCAGTTGCTGCCATCGGGAGTCTCGTGGACGCCGAGCTGCGAGTGCGCGAGCGCCATGACCTCGGCGCGGATGCCGGCCCGCGGGTTGCGCACCAGGATGAGGCGCCGCATCGTGTCGGCGTTCCACACGCCCGTGGTGTCGTGCCACGCCGTGCGGCTGTAGGCCCGCAGCGTCTCCCGCGCCGGCGTGCCGATCTTCTCGGTATCGGGGTCAAAGCCGGGCGCGTAGCTCACGTGCTGCTTCGGGTGCGTCGCGTTCCATTCGCGGATCGCGCCGACCAGCAGGTATTTCTTGCGCTTGGCCGTGGGATCTATGACCACGGTAATCCCTCCTATTGTTGCGTTAGTTTCCGTCGCGCACGTGCGAGCCGCTGCGAGACGCGCGACTCATGCACGCCGAGCGCCTCTGCGATCTCGCGCCCCGAGTAGCCGGCCGCGTGGAGCAGCACGACGTGGCGGTCAGCGGGCGGCAGCGCGGCGACCTCCTCGAGCAGCTCGCGGGCGCAGCTGTCGTCGGTAATGCAGCGACAGTCAAGTTCCCTGTCCGGCACCGGGGTCTCTGCGTCGCGCACGCTGCCGTAGCGCGTGCAGGCGTCCAGCATCGCCCAGCTCACGCGGCGGCAGGCGTAGGCGGCAAAGGGCACGCCGCGCTCGGCATCGTAGCGCCTGGCGGCCTCAACTAGCGCCACGCAGCCGGCGGAAAGCACGTCCTCATAGCCCAGCGGCGTGCGCGCGTAGCGCCGTGCCATGCGCCGCACCATGGGGAGGGCGGCGATGATGTCGGCGGCGGGGAGCATGGCTACTTCCCCACGATTACGACCTGTACGAGCATGCCGATGAGGCCGATCACCGCGAGCACCACGCCCGAGACGGCGATCCAGGTGATGCGGTTCAGGCGCCCGATGGTACTCTCCACGTCGACGAGGCGCTGCTTCATACCTGGGACGCCAGCGCCGTCGTCGCCGTAGAGCAGGACCTTGACGTCGCAGGCGAACGGGCAACCGCGCTCGACGAGTTTGTCAACGGCACGCTGGGCGGCCTTCTCCGCGATGACGTCCATGACCCATGTCTGCTGCGCCGTGAAGTCGGGCACGGCCGGCGTCTTGCGACGGTCGCCGACAAGGCCCTCCGCCGGGTAGTCATCGCTCATGGCGTCATCCTTCTGCTGGTGGTCAACTCGGCATGATACGTAGCACGAGCGTCGCGGAACTACGCCACAGCGCCTCGCGCTCTTGGTCGATCGCGAACGACGGCTTTGGGCTTTGGATGAAGCTCCAGCTCTGCGCTGGTCCCGGAACGCCGTACTTGTCGACGTCCTGGAAGATGACGGTACCGCCCGCTCGACAGGCTGAGCGGATCGCCTCCTCGCGGCTCAGCAGGGTCGCATAGTCGTCGTCTTCAATACGGACCTGCCAGCGTTGTTCGTAGTAGCCGCGCACGCGGATGTCGTGCATCACGAGGCTGCCATCGTAGTGGAGGATGACGTCGCCCTGCGGGTCCTCGCCGCCTGGGTCGCCGCTCACCACGATGATGTCCGTGATGCCGTTCAGCGAGAAATACGGGTCCACGTCGTCAATCACCTCCAGTCCCGTGCCAGGGTCGATGTGTGAGCGCCTCGCGACCTTCCAGCCCAGGTGCCATTCGCGCCGCACGAGCTGCCCGACGCGCCAGCCCAGATGCCACGTCTGCCGCACCGGGTCCGTGTCTCTGACGCGCCAGGAGAGGTCCCACGTCTGCTGCACCGTGGTCGTCACGCGCCAGCCGAGATGCCACTCGCGCCGCACCAGGCCGGGCTCGGCAAGCACGCGCCAGCCGAGATGCCACTCGCGCCGCACGAGCTCGGGCTCGAGCACCGCGCGCACCGCCCAGCCCAGGTGCCACGCCTGCTGCACGTAATTGACCGTCGGCGTCGCCGCACCGCCGCCCAGTCCTCCCGTTGGCAGGCAGGCTCCGGGCCCGAGGCCGCGTGTGACGAGCGTGGCCATCAGGGCGTGTCGAGCCTATCTCGGCGATTGATGCCGGTGCTCGTGTCGCTGTAGGGCACTGTTCCGGCGACGTCCTCATAGAGAGGCGCCACGTAGAGGGGCGTCTCGTCATCGTCGTCGTAGACGGTCTCGATGCCGGTTTCCGGGTCAGTGTCGGTCCGGTTCTTGAGCACCTTTTGCAGATCGGCGCACTGGTCCGCGAGGTCGTTACAGGCCGTGGCGATGTAGTCGAGCGCGACGGCGAGGCCCGCGTCGGTGATGGCCGTGTCGCAGGCCGCGTTCACGTCCGCGTCAGTGGGCAGAGCGGCCAGCTGCGTGTCGAGGTTGGCCGCGGCGAGGCCAACGGCTGCCCGGACTCCGGTGGCGTCGAGGGGCGTGCCGAGGGCAGCCGCATCGGCCAGGGCCTTGCCCACGGTGCCCGCGGTGGTGTGCCCCGAAAGGGCCTCGTCGCAGACCGCGTCTGCGATCTCTGATGTGGCGATGGTTATCTCGGCTGCCGTCACCGCCTTGAGCTGTGCCGCGATGGCTGCGGCGATGCGGGCGTGGCCGAGGTCGTTAGGATGCCAGCCGTCAGAGTCGCCGTTGATGGTCGAGACGCCGCTCGGCAGGTAGGTGCTGCTGTCGGCGCTGATTGCTGCGAGGTCCACGACGCTGCCCCCGCATGACCGCGCCACGGCCCGCACGGCGGCGTCATAGGCGGCACCTGACTCGTCCCTGTTCCAGAGCGTACAGAAGATGAGGCGCGCCGCGCCATTGCCCTCCAGCGCCGCATCGGCCACCGCCTGCAGGTCGGCCTGGAACTCGGCGGCACTCCGTGAGAGGAGGTCATTGGTGCCTAGCTCGATGACGACAAGTTCTGCGGCTGCCGCCGTCACGGAGGAAAGGCTCACGCCAGCGGTCGTCCCATCCGTCGTCCCGACGTAGGTGCCGGTGAGCCCGAGGGCGTCGTCGAGCAGGCTGCGATAGGCAGTTGCGAGCAGGGTAGCGTAGTAGCCGGCGGTGAGCGAGTCGCCCACGTAGAGCACGCTCGCGGGGGCGGCCATGGTCAGTCCCTGCAGGCGACCGAGGACGTCCTCAAGGAGGGCGTTGTCAGGAGCCTCATAGGCGCTTCGAGGAAGTGCGGCAGCGGCCCCGGAGGCCGCCATCTGCGCGAGGTTGCAGATGCTGGTGGAGGCGTCCGTGGTGCCGAGCCAGCGGCAGCCGTCCCGGCTTCCGTCGAAGTACGGCACCACTTCGTTCTTCTTCGCCAGGACCGGCTCCCAGAGGGTGACGTCGAGGCGGTCACCGGCCGTTAGGTTGTCGGTCTTGAGGAGGTAGAATCCCACGTTCACGGCGCCTGCGGGAACGGTGCCGCGCACCACGGCCCGGCCCTCTCCGGCGGCCATCGCGCAAGGGTTCGGGTTGCCACCCGGGTCGCCCCAGCCGACATCCCAGAAGAAAACGTAAAGGCTCGGGGCGATGCCCTCGGAGAGGTTGTGGTAGCGGGTCGCAAAGCAGAAGGGGTCGCCCTCCGCAAGTCCCCAGCTGGCGATGCTGTCAATGCCGCCGGCGAGCAAGAGCTGCACGTCGGCGTTGTCTGCGCCCGAAGCCTCGTAGACGAGGCGCTGGCCGCCGTCCTCGAGGCTCGGAGTGACGCCGAGGGTGGTGGTCAAGGTGAGGCTGTCGGCGAGCCCGTCCTCGTCGCTGTCGATGGCGAGGCGCGGATTCGTGAAGAGATTGGTGAACGACTTCTCAGGCAGCGCGGCCAGCTGCGTGTCGAGGTTCGCGGAGGCAAGTCCGACGGCTGCCCGCACTCCGGCGGCGTCCAGAGGCGTCGCCGTGTTGGGCGCGGTGGTCCCGAAGAGCCAGTCATACACCGCCTCGTCGAGCACCATGAAGTCCTCGGGCTTCATGTAGTAGCCCGTGGCCGAGAGCGTCACGCGCAGGCGCCCGATGGTGTCACTGAGGCCGGTCGAGAGCGTGAGGATGTACTGCGCCTCGCCCGAGCCCGCGCGGAAGTAACCGTCGCCCGCCGAGTCCGCCAGCGTGACATCGGCCTTCGTGCCGCCCTTGTACACGTCGCAGTTGATGCCGCTGGCGTTGTAGGCGAGGTCGGCCTTGAGCGCTCCGTCCGCGGTTGCCCAGACCGGCCCGATGACCACGTCAGCCTGGGTGCTTTGGCGTAGGAATCTCATGATGTCAGTCCCCCAGGAGTAGGTGGTTGAGGAGTGGGATGGAGATGCCGCCGCCGCCCGGCGTCAGGTAGCGGATGACGAGGATGCCGTTGCCGCCCTTGCCGCCGTAGCTGCTGTTGCCGTCGTACCATCCGCCGCCGCCGCCTCCGCCGGTGCCGTCCACGCCGTCGCCGCCGTTGGCCGACGTCGAGTTGCTGCCGATGCCGCCGCCGCCGTGCGTCGGCGCGGGACCCTTGTTCGTCTGCCCGAATCCGCCGCCGCCGCCGCCGTACCAGACCGTGCTGCCGGTGATGTCCGAAGAGACGCCTTCGCCGCCCGCGCCGCCAGTACCCGTCCCGGAGTTAGCATCCCCGCCCGCAGACCCCGCGCCGCCGCCGCCGCCGGAGGAGTTGTCGGAGGCCGCGTGGCCGCCGTCGTGGCCCTGCCCGCTCGTGCCGCTGCCCGGCGTGCCGTCGGGATGCCAGCCCACGCCACCGCCTGAGCCACCGGGGCGACCGTTGCCGCTAGCCCCGCCAGAGACGTAGGAGCCGCCGCCGCCGCCCTTGACCGCCGTGCCGCCGTTGAACGTCGTGTCCTGCCCGTCCGCGCCGTCTCCATTGGTCGTGGGAGGCGGGGCACCGGCTCCGACAATCGCCTGATGGCTCCCCGCCGATACGGTCTCACTAGCAGCATCGTCAACGCCGCCGCCCGCGCCGCCGCCGCCGCACCAGGTGCCGCCGGCCGCCCCGCCCGCGACGCGCAGCACCCTACACGTCAGCTCGCGGTCTGTGGAGAACACGTCGTCTCCGGTGAGCGTGTGGACCGTGTAGGCGCCGTCGGTCGTGATGGTGCCGCCGCTGATGCCGCTTTCCGCGGCGGCCTCAAAGAGCTCCCACTCGCCCACGGCCAACCAGGCGACGTCGTTCGAGGCGCTGATGTCGAGCCGGTAGTACGTGTACGAGGTCGCGTTGCTGATGAGATAGACCTGCCGCTTACCGGTCTGCGCCGCCCACACCCGCACGTCCGTGCGCGTGTCCAGCGTGTCCCACGTGGAGCCGTCGTTCGAGCCCTTGAGGGCCCAGCTCTTAGGTGCGTTTGCCCCACTACCGGCCCCGTAGCGCGTCGTGATGGCATAGCCGACGACCGTCTTCCCGGAGCCGAACTGGTACTGGAGCCAGCCACTGACGGTTAGCTCGGGGCATACCCAGGCGTCGGACTCCCCGGCGTTGGCGTGGTTCATCGCCTTCCACGCCGCGTAGGTCGAGGAGAAGGCGGAAGACGCCGAAGCCGTCCCCGAGGGGGCGGAGTTCGACGTCATGACGGGGATGAGGTTGGCAGAGAGGCCCATGACCTTACGACTCGCCCTCGCTCACCAGGACCGAGTCCGTGCCCGCGCTAGTCGCCTGCCCGGCCGGTGTGTGGCGCTTCACCCAGATGGCGATGGCGTCGTTCTGGAGGTAGGGACCGTCGGGGAGCGCCGTGCCGGTCTCCTTCGTGGTCCCCGCCGAGAAGGTCACGGCCGGGCTCGGGGCCGTGGTGCCATCCGCGATCGTGTCCGCGACGCCGTTCTTCCCGGCGAGGTCGACGCCCAGGCTGAGGGTCTCCCCGGTGGCGACGCCGCTCACGTTCGGCTGCGCGGACACCCAGACCACGACGTCGTCGATGCCCCCGGCGTCGGCGTCCTCGTTCACCCAGTAGACGCAGCGATACTCGTCCTGGCCGGCCGTCGCCTCCGTACCCGTGACGTCGTCGTAGAGGTTATTGAGGGCGCTCGCCGAGATGACCTCGGACGACATGGCGCCGCCGAGCGAGGCGGCAGGGTCGGCGTTCGCAGCGCCGCCGGAGAGGTGGAGCTTGAGGGATGCAGCGCTCACTCCCATGGGAGTCACCTACCTTTTCGTGGGCCGGGCATGGGCGACGCGGTGAGGGGCTTGCCGGGCACGGCCGGAGCGAAGCGGCCGACGTAGCCGGAGGGGCCGAGCGTCAGGGTCACGGTGTCGGAGTCGACCGAGCACGAGGTCTGCGTGATGAGGGCGCCCTCGATGCCGGGCGCGGAGAGGAGCGTGCCGGGCCGCACCTCGGCGGCGCCCTCGATGGCGCGCAGGACGACAGACCCGGACCACTGCTCGGGGCGGCGCTGGACGGCGATGCGCTGCCCGATGCGCGCCGCCGCGGCCGGAGTGCCAGCGCGGTCGGTGGCGTCCTCGTAGGCGACCGCGAGCCCGTCCTCGGGCGTCCAGCCCGCGGCGACCTCCTCATAGACGCCGTCCTTGTCCACGACGATGTACTTGACCTTGGGCATCGTGAGCACGCCTCCCGCGGTCGCGTCCGTGTAGAAGGCCGAGTAGGCCACGAGCACGAGGTCGACGGCGCCCTCACTCGTCTTCGCGGCGCCGGTCGTGTCGACGCCGGGAACGTCGCTCACGCTGAAGGTCTCGGTGGGCGAAGCGATCACGAGCTGGTCGTCCTCCCAGAAGCCCCAGCAGAGTTCGTCCTTCCAGAGGGCGAGCAACTGCGCGACCATGTCCGGGTCACTCGTGCGCTCGCGCACGGCGATGGACTGGGGCGCGCCATTGTCGTCACGGGCAGGCAGCGGCATCATGGCGACGTCGCAGCCGGGGAAGGCGATGCGAAAGACGCGGCCAAGATCGTCGTAGCCCGGCCCCAAAGGCTCATAGCCCTGCGCGCATACGGCCACGTTGGCGAGGTAGAGGGAGAGCCCGGGCTCGGCGTAAAGGCGCGTCTCGGCGACCCAGTCGGTACGCACGAGGTGGTCGGCCGCCTTTGAGTAGCGGTGCCCGCGGTTCATCGGCATCATGACCGGCACGTACGAGGCGTAGGCGACGATGCAGTTGTGCGCCGTGTGGATCGTGCGCCAGCTGTCGGGCGAGTAGGTGAGGCTCGTGCGGTCGGCGGGCTTCCACACAAGGTGCGGGTCGTAGCGCATCGCGAAGGGGTCGCCGGTGGGCAGCTCGGAGACGTCGTCGCAGGCATAGATGCCGAAGAGCGCCGTGGTGGGCGCGTGGTTCATGCCGTAGAACGTGGTCCAGTAGGGGATCTTCGGGTACTTCGCGTGCCGGTGTCCGTACTTGGCGTCCGCAGGCCCGATGGGGTTGGTGTAGTCCGGCGTCGTCATGGCGTCCAGGAGCGGCGTCTCGAGGGTCCAGAAGGGGAGGAAGCTGAACGAGCTCACCTGCTGCGAGGTCTTGCCGCCGCCGAGCTGGTAGACCCAGGCCGCCCAAACGGGCTTCATGCGCGGGAAGTCGGAGATGTGGTGACGCGGCAGGGCGTTGCCGACGTGGTCGTAGAAGGTCTTGGGGTCGGAGCGGTCGACGATAAGCTTGCCGTCCTCGAGCGCCGGCCAGTAGACGGCGAGGTAGTTGCCCACCTGCTGCGCCTGAATCTCAAGGTCCGGGCAGAGCGACCACTGGCCCGAGCTGATGGCCTGCCACTGCGAGAGGTCGCGGTCGGCGAAGACGCCCTCGCGCGTCTCGTTCTTCTTGCGGTCCTCGACATGGCCGCGGCACTGGACGTCCCAGCGCAGCTGCTCACCGACGCCCGTGCCGATGCTCGTGACCTTACCCTGAAAGACGCCGTCGGAGGTCGCGATGGTCACAGGGTCGCCCTCTGAGAAGTCGGGCGGCACGCGCTGCGTCCACGAGGCGCGGTCGAAGCCGCCCGCGTTGGTGTTGGTCCACGTGAGGCCCTCATGCTGCGCGCCGACCGAGACGCTGATGCCGGGGATGAGGCGGTGCGGGATGGTGCCGTAGGTGGGACTCACAGCGGCACCAATGCCCAGGGGTCAGCGAACTTGGCCGCCGATCCGACCCCCTCCGCGTAGCCGGAGACGCCGTGCTGCCCGGCGACGGTCGTAACCACGCCGCCTGCGACCTTGCGGATGCAGTAGTTGCCCTCGTCGACCACCCAGATGGCGCCGTCGCCATCGACATGGATGCCGGCAAGGTAGCCGAACCTGGCCTCGCCGAGGGCCGCGCCATCGGCGTAGCCCCACGCTTCCCGCTGTCCGGCGACGAGCACCGGCGCAGGAAGCGGGGCAGCGGCGTCCAGGGAGAAGACGGCATAGCCGAAGAAGTCGGTGAGATAGAGAAGGCCGTCTGGACCGAGCGCGATGAACTCGGGGTAGACCATCTCGGTGCCCTGCCATACCGTCGTCACAGTGCCATCGAGCAGGACCTTCCGCACGGCTGGGTTCGTGCCCGCGAAGCGCGCAGTCTCGCCGACGTAGAGGCAGCTGTCGTCCTCCGACCAGACGATGCCGTAGGGGCCGTTGAAGCGCGCCGCCGGACCGACGCCGTCGCGCTGCGCCGCGTAGGCGCGCTCCACGCTTCCGCCCGTGCCGCCGACAGTGACCGCGACGTCGAGCCCGCCGGGGTATGTCTGGAGCGTGAACGTGGTCGGTCCCGTGACCACGACCAAGTACCCCGTGTGGCCGTTGGTCGGGTAGTTCAGGTCCGGCGTGGCACCGAGGTGGTTGGAGATGTAGACGTGGTCCCCGGTGATGTAGTGGTGGTCCTGGCTTGTCGTGATGGTTCCAGGGCTGCCAGCCACGCTCGTTACGATGGCGGAGGTCCGCGAACTTCCGGCCAGCGTCGTGACCACGCCCTCCGGCGTGACCTTGCGGATGGCCTCGTTGTCCTCCTCGGCGACATAGAAGTTGCCGTCACCGGCAAGGCAGATACCACGTGGGTAGTTGAAGCGTGCCGCGGTCCCGGTGCCATCGACGAAGCCCGGGAGGTTCGAGGTGGGGGCAGCCGGACCGGCGATGTGCTCAAGGACGCCGTCTTTGAGCTTGTGCACGGCGTGAGAGTAGTCGGTGAACCAGAGCGCGCCGTCGTTGTCGACGCAGCCGCCGATGGCGCCGTTGAGTCGCACGCTGCTGCCACTGCCGTCGACGTGCGCCCAGCCTGCGTCTGGAGTACCGAAAAAGAGCGCCGTCTCGCCATCTTCGCTCAAGGTACGGATGACGTTGGTATGGTTACCGAGGTCGAAGACGTAGAAGCCGCCACCCTCCGGCGTCACCGGCTCGTAGGGCTCAAAGAGGTACCAGGGCTGCGTGTGGTCGCCCTCCTGCGGCTTGCAGGTGTCGGTGCCCTTGGTGGGCACCACGTCGGCCTTGCCGCAGGGCTCAGATAGGTTGAGGGCGGCGTCGATGGCGCGCATCACGTAGCCGGTCTTCATCGTCCCGGTGCGGTCGAGGAAGAGGTCATAGACGGCGTCTGAGTCCGAGTCCACCGAGTCGAGCCAGACGATGTGCTCGGGCTGGGCGCCGTTGTCGGTGTAGATGAAGTAGGCGAGGACGCCGGACTCATCGTCGGAGGCGGGCAGCCAACGGAGCGTCACGCCCTGCGCTCCCATGCGCGCCGTGAGGTCGCTGGGCGGGCTCGGCGGCGTCACGTCGGCGCGCGGGTCGGCGGGGCGCGTGGGCATCTCAACGCCGAGCGTGGGGCCGACCTGGCGCAGGCCGCCCGCCTCGAGGCGCTCCATGAACCAGTACCAGTAGCAGGCCCCGTTCTGCGCCGTGAGGTCGAGGAAGCCCTCGGCATTGGTCGTGCCGAGGCGCTCGGCCTGCACGGAGGAGTCGCGGGTCGCGCGCCAGACCTCGGTCTCGCCGATGAGCTTGGCCTTGATGAGCTTGCCGTCGGGGTCGTACGCCCAGGTCGGGCCCTGGCCCGAGTCCCAGCAGAGGAGGGCGCGGTTGTCGCCGGTCCAGAACATCAGAAGCCGGAGGCGGCCTGCTCGGCGATCTTCTGGCGAATACGCGGGTAGGTGGCCTCGGCCAGTTCGTCGCCCGCGCGGCGCAAATCGGTGCCGATGAAGGTCCCACCCTCGACGTGCACGTGCAGGTGCAGCTCGCGGGCGCCACCACTCTTGCCCTGCGGCGTGAAGGTCGCGCGCTCGGGTCCCGCCTCACCGGCGAGGAACAGCGTCGGGCGCGACACGAGGTAGTCGCCTCCAGCGGCCTGCGGGATGGCCCCGGCGTAACGCCCGGAGAGGTTGCCGCTCTTGTTCTGGCCGAGAGCCTCGACTGCGTTCTTGTATTGCGGCGAGTCCTTGCCGAACTTCTGCGCGAGGTGGTCGAAGTAGGCGCTCACGCTGCCGTACTGGTCGACGATGTTTGCGCGGTAGTCCTTGGCGGCTTCGACGCGGCTGTTGCGGTTGTAGTCCAGCGTCTTGAGCGCGTCCATCCACTGCATGAAGGCGCCGCCCGCTTCGATGACCTTGGGGATGGTGAAAGAGAGGGCGGCCGAGAGGGCCAGGGACTGCCCGATCGCGCCGACGGTGCTATTGCCCATCGCCGCGTCGAACTTGCCCAGCTTGCCCCGTGCGGTGCCCGCCACGGTGCCGAAGCCGCCCACCGACGGGATGACGCTGTTCTGCACCTTGGCGCCGAGGTTGCCGAGCTTGGTGCCAGCCTGCTGCGCATTCACCTTCAGCGTGCCGACCGGCTGGATGACGCCGTCGAGCTCCGGCTTCAACCTGGTGAAGCTGCGCGTCGCGTTCGAGGATGCGGAGCCGAGGCCGGCGACCTTGCCCGCCGTGCCACCGATCCCGCCCGCCCCAGCGGCCGCACGGCCCAGCATCGCCACTTCGCTGGCGGCCACGCCCGAGGCGGTGCCGAGGCGGACGACGTTGCCGGCGGCCGGGGCTTCGCCAGCGCCGGCCTGCGTTTGACCGACGCTGGAGGGCACAGCGCCGCCAGCGCCGGTCGGAAGCGAGCGCTTCCACTGGAAATTGCGGACGGCCTGCAGACTCGTGAGCAGCTTGCCGACGATGACGAGCAGGGGACCGGCGGCAGCGAGGATGACGCCGAAGCCGACAGCCGCCTTCTGCGCCCATCCGGGCAGACCGGCCAGTGCGTTGGCGAGCCACTGCACGCCGCCCGCGACCTTCTCGATGGCTGGCGCCGCGACCTCGCCCATGGTGATGCCCAGCGATTCGACCGAACCCTTGGCGTTTTCCAGGGCGCCGCCCAGACCCTTCATCCGGGCCTTTGCCATGTCGGTTGCGGCAGCCTGGTCGCTGGTGGCCTTGGTGTACTTGTCGACGGCCTGCGAGCCGCCCTCCATGAGGACGGTGGCGGCCCGGGTCGCGTCGGAGCCGAAGATGATGTTCATGGCGAGCGTGCGCTGTTCCTGCGAGAGTCCGCCCATCTTGTCCTGCAGGATTTGCGCGATCTCGCTGATGCTCTTGAAGCTGCCGTCGGCGTTCGTGAAGGTGATGCCGAGACTCTTCATCGTCGTCTCGGCCTTGGCGGTCGAGGGCACGAGGTTCATGAGCATGGTTTTCAGGGAGGTACCGGCGTCGCTGCCGCGGATGCCCTTGTCGGCGAACTCGGCGAGCACGCCCACGGTCTGCTGCAGGGAGAGGCCGGCGTTCTTGGCTCCCGGACCCACCTGCTGCAGAGCCAAAGTGAGGTCTGAGACGTCGGCCGAGGAGGCGTTCGCGCCGCCCGCAAATGCCGCAGCGATCTGCGCCGCGTCCTGTGCCTTGAGGCTGAAGGTGTTCATGGCGTTGCCCACGGCGGTCGCCGAGTCGGCGAGTTCGAGGCCGCCCGCCGCGGCGAGGTCCATGGTCGCCTTGAGCGCCCCGGCCTCTATCTGCGCGGGGCTGAAACCGGTCTTCGCGAGCTCCAGCATGGCGTCGGCGGCCTCACCGGAGCTGAAGACCGTATCGGCGCCCATCTTCAGGGCGAGGTCCGAGAGGCCCTTCATCTCGCTGGCCGGGGCCTGGGTCGCCGCCTGCACCATGTTCATGCTGGTCTCGAAGTCGGCGGCCGTCTTCATCGCGACGGCGCCGATGCCGACGAGCGGCAGGGTGAGGCCGACGGACATCTTGCCGCCCACGGAACTCATGGTCTTGCCGACCTCGCCCAGCTTCTGGTGGCTCTTGTCGAGCTTCGCGTTGAACTGCGAGTCGTCGAGGGTGAGATATGCGACGAGTTCGCCGACCTTCATCGCCACCTCAGCTCACCACCTTCCCGAGAGCGCGCGCGAGGCGCGAATCGACCCGCTCATCTAGGAGTCCGACGATGCGCACCCGCAGCCAGCGCGCACTGCGGGCCTCCAGAAGGCCGGGCTCGGCGAGGTCGATGTGATAGCGCTCCTGCATGTCGGTCTCGATCAATCGCCAGTGTTCGAGGACGTCTCGCCAGCCGATGCCGTCTTCGGCTTGGGGCTTCTTCGGGAGTTCGATCCACCGCGGGAGCCCCGAGACCGGGTGGACGTCTGCGCTTTGGCGCGGCGTGCCTTCCGGTTCGGGGCTGGCGGTTTTCCCTGGGCATTCCAGAAGCGCTCGGCTGCCTCCCTGCCGTGGATGTGGTAGAGGTAGACGGTCTGCCCGACGACGGCGATCTGCGCCGCAGTGACACCGTCGGCGATCATCTCGTCTTGAGAAGAACCCCACATCTCGGCGTCAATCTCTGCCTGCTCGGCCTCAGAGACGGGCTCCTCGCCCTCATCCAGCCCCTCACCCAGGCGTAGGCGCCGCTGCTGGTCATAGAGCCGCTGCATCCGCAGCACGGTCTTAGCCGAGAGGTCGGCTGGGAAGGCGTAGTCCTTGCCGCCCACGGGCAGCACGAGCGGCTCGACGGAGAGGAACTCCGCGAGGTCACGGAAGGCCACGGCCGGCCCTGTCAGGAGCCGTCGTCGTCGGGATGCGTGATGGAGGTGCGGGCGCCCTGGCCGGTGAGCGTCACGGAGACGGTGTCGAGGTCCTCGTTCGTGCCGCCGTCCGGCTTCCACTCGACGGCTGCGTAACCGCTATACGCCTCAACGCGAGGACCGTCCTCGGGCATCTCGTACCAGCGCACCTCGACACGGTTCGCCTGGCCCAGTTCGTCGGCCACGTCGCGCAGAGCCTCCTGGCCCTCGTCGTAATGCCCGGAGTCATCCGCCTGGACCTTGCGTGAGACCTTCAGTTCCAGCGACCAGGCCAGCTTCGTGACGGTCTGGCTCGACCATCCGTTGCTGTCGAGGTCCGTGTCGTCCTTCTTCACGGAGTCGATTGCCTGCTTGAAATCCGTGATGCCGAAGACGCCCGTCCACACCGGAGAGAGATGCGTGCCGGTGTTGACGTCCAGGTACCACTTGCTGATGAGCGTCGAGGCTCCGAGCGGGACTTTCGTGGTGGCGGGCATGATGCTCCCTTCTCAGGTGCGGTTGGCTGACGGTCGATGGACCGTGACGTAGTAGTTGGCGGAGCGGGACCAGCGCTGGTTTGCGTCCTGACCAAGCGGGGTCCCGGACTTGCGTAGGCACTGCACGACGAACACGTGAGTCGAGAGGGTGAGGCCCTCCTTGTCGTGCAGAAGGTCGAAGATCGCATCGTCGAGGTCGTCGACGCCGCGCGGGTCTGAGCCGCTCCAGCGCGTCCTGACCTGCACGCCGATGACTGAGTCGGAGAGCTTCGGGTCATCGGAGACGTCGTAGGCGCTGAGGGCGATGACGCGGTCCGGCGCCTGCGGCACGACGCCGAGCACGATGCCGGTCTGCAGGGCCGTGTAGGCGCCCGTCGTGTTCCACGTTGCGCCGATGCCTGCGCCCGCAAAATAGACGGCGAGGCCG